TGATCGGCGCGGGATCCTGATCGATGTGATAGCCGCAGGCGTTGTTCAGCACCTCGGTCTTGCCGACCTGGGCGGAGGACATGATGACCACCGTCTCCGTCGATGCGTCCGAGATCGCCTCCATGATCCCGCGCTGATATTCGGCCCGGCTCGTGCGCCATTGCCCGGGTTCGGCGCTGGCCTCCGAGCTCAGCCGTCGGTTCTGGTCCGCCCAATCACTGATCGTCAGTTCCGGCGGCGGGCGCAGCACCTTCAGCGCCGTCTCCACCGTCCGCTTCAGGATCGGGGAGCCCGTCAATGTCAGCGCTAGCTTCGAGTTGGACATCTGGCTGCGCGAGATCATCGAGCACCTCGCGGATGGTCATTCGGATCAAGTTCCGGGTGTCTCCGACGGTTGATTGTTCAATAACCTGCGGCGCCAGCCGGTCCGGCAGCGCGAGCAAGCGAGTGCGCAGAAGCGCCAGAACGGCGATCCAAGCGGCCTCAATCTCTTCGGCCGCGATCAGCGCGCCGCGCTTTTCCTCGGCTTCCATCTCGGCGAGATCAGCCCGCGCCCGAATGAAGCGCGCCCGCTCGGCCGCGTAATCCGGCGCACCGGCCTGCGCCTTCGTGGCCTGATCGCGCAGGTAGCGGACATAGCCGCGCACCGAGCCGATCAGGTCGTACTGGCCGCGCTCGGCCTTCGGGATCACGCCCTCTCGGCTCAGCTGCTGAACCCGGCGCTCCGAGAGATCGAGGAGCCGCGCGATCACGCCGATGGGTTGCGTGGCTGACGACATGAGATGATCCGCGCGCTCCGATTAAAGCCATGTAATTACTTCGATTATACTGGATGATGTGCCCCGGCAGAGCGAAGCTGATCCTACAAAAACGATGCACCCCACGGAGCCTGCCATGACCCTCGCCGAACGCTACAACCTTGAAGCTGCCCGCCTCCTTCCGCACATGGCCGCCGACCTTCAGGTCGATCCCGCCATCACCCGCGCGACCGAGATCGACGAGATCGTCTTCCGGCGCGGCGAGTTTCTGGGCGGCATGGCCTGCGCGATCCTCGCGATGATCGAGCAGAAGAACTGAGGGGGTAAGATGATGACCGAGCGCCACCAACTCCGCGCCGAAAAGACCCGCAGGAACCAAGAAGCCGCACTGGCGGCCTTCACGGAGAAGAAGGCCGAGATCGACGAGATGCTCGCCCGCCTTCAGGCGCTCAGCGACGACCATTTCAACTGCGCCCCCGACGAGGCGGGCTGGGCGATGGTCGGCACCCTCGAACACTACGCCAGCCTCCTGAAGCGCATCACCGACAGCGCCTTCGGCGAGGGCGAACACGCCTGCTGATCTCCGGCACCGCCGGAACTCCCGCCGCGCGCCCTGCGCGGCTCGGGGTCGTAGAAGGCGCCGCATGACGCGGGCCCGAATACGGAGACGACCCCATTACCAAGCTTTCCGACACCCAAACCATCATCCTCAGCGCCGCCGCACAGCGCGAGGACCGCATCGCGCTGCCGCTGCCCGAGAGCCTGCGCGGCGGCGCCGCCGCCAAGGTGGTCGGCGCAATGCTCGCCAAGGGCTTCCTTGAAGAGGTCGACGCCGACACGCGCAAGGGAGAGCCTGTCTGGCGCGAGACCGGAGACGGCCACGGCACCACGCTGGTCGCCACCGACGCGGGTCTCGCCGCCATCGGGATCGAGCCCGACGACGCGATCAGCGCGCCCTCCGGCGCCAACGAACCGCCGAGCGACGCGCCCGCGTCTGATGCCGCCACCGGACCCGAAACCGCGCCCAAGACGCGCACGCCCCGCGAGGGCACCAGGCAGGCCACGCTGATCGCCATGCTGCGCGCGCCGGACGGCGCGACCATCAAGGAGATCATGGCCGCGACGGGCTGGCAGTCGCACACGGTGCGCGGCGTGATGGCCGGAGCCCTGAAGAAGAAGCTCGGGCTCGAGGTGACCTCGGAGAAGATCGAGGGGCGTGGGAGAGTGTACAGCCTGCCGCCGGCCTAGAAACCAAGAAGCGGATCTTACTGCTGAACCGCAACTACATGCGGTTCAGCCCCACCAATAGGGCTTTGAGCAGATCCTTGGGACGAAGGGTTGAACAACTACATCACATTGATCACGCCCGAATGCGTCGAACGCCTTCCGCACGTGGTCGCCGATTTCAGGCGTCTCGACCCATGCACCCAAAAGGTAATCCGGGTGGACAGGGTTCATGACCTGCACTTCGGCGTCTGGAAAAGTTGGCCAACCCGATGGCAAGCCATGCGCCTCTCGAAACCCGGTTCCGCGCGGATCCATCATCATTGAGCAATCGTCAAAAAGGCGTTCCAGCGCAAACCCACCGTACCTCTTGCCGTGCTCGTATTTGGTTGCATTCGTTGATGCGCCATTCCGGTAGAACAGACAGTGATGGGTCCACAATAAGCTGGGGTCGAACGCAAGGATAACCCACGGCGCGTTGCCAGATCGATATCGTTTCGCGTCGAACATCTTTGGATAGAAGCAGGAGATGGACACGGATATTGCGCCATCCTCACCATCCAATCTGTCTACGTCACTGGCAAATACGTCGTAATCCGCGTCTTGAAGGATTGCTCGGCTGAGGAGCCCATTCCTCAAAATGCCCGGCAGATTTTCTAGCAGCGTGAAGTGCAAGATGTGTTCGATATTTCGGGCCTGCACTACTGCGGCAATGTGATCCGCGATCTTTTCCCCATAGGTCTTTTTTCGTGCCATTGCTCGTCCCACCGCCCCTGCAGTAGTTGCATACGAAATGCGATGCCGGGCGGGAAGCCGCTTCGCTTGCTGGCGGTTCAGATAGTCCGAAGTTGATGCAACTGCCGTAATTTCATCTCGGTCTATTCAGGTATGGTCCGCATCCGGATCGCCTCGAACACCCGCCGCAGGACATAGGACCGCGCGATGCTCACCACGGTGAACATCGCGCCCATCTTCATGTTCTGCGCCAGTGTCGTGTGCAGGCCGAAGATAGGAAAGATCAGGATTTGTGTGACGACTGCAACGCCGTAGCCCACGATCACGTTGGCTACGGACTCGACCAGCGACATCAGGCGGGACTGTTTCATGCCGCTGCCTCATCCATCGGCCAGCAGTTCAGCTGCCAGAGTTCGAAGCGCATGCGCCGCAACCAGTGGGACCACGCCGTTGCCACAGAGGCGAAGCCGGTCCACCCGGTGGGCCAGCCCATCAGTGCCTCGACGAACAGCGGGTTCAAGGTCCGGCGCGCATCGCAGGTATCGTTCCCAGCCATCGGCGTCACCAGGACCTGGCGGCCAAGCAGGCCGTTCACGGGCGTGTTCGCCAGCGTCGTAGCCCCGTCCTTGTGATCCCGTGCCGTCGGCGTCATCCACATCTGACTGGCATGGGTCAGATCGGCTGTCTTCCGATTGCCGGCACTCGGCTTGTTGCCGTCCGTCGCCATCGGCGTCGGCCAATCCCGCGCCATCCGGTCGAGACCTTTCTCGTCGCGCCTGTCGCCGCCCCGGCTTCGAAAGCTGTCGATCTGCGGCGTGGGCCACATCGCGGCCGTCGTCGCGAGATTCATCCCGTGCTGGCCCGCTTCCTGCGATGGCGTCGGCTTCGTCTGCCTGTTCTCGTTGGCGCTGACCCTCGGCGTCGGCCAGAGCCGCAGCAGCTCCGTCCGGTTCCCGCCACTCGAGCGGGTTCCAGAGCAGGCGCGCGGGGTCGGCCAGCTCGTCTCCCTCGCGGATGGCGAGGATGAAGAGCCGTTCGCGCTTGTGAGGCGCGCCGACTTCCGCCGCCGTGAAGAGGCCTGCCGCAAGCTTGTAGCCCATGCCGACCAGTCCGCTGGCGACTTCGGGGAAGCCGAGGCGGAGATGATGGGCGACATTCTCGAGGAACACGAAGGGCGGCTCGACCTCGCCGATGATGCGGGCGACATGGGGCCAGAGGTGGCGCGGGTCGTCGGCACCTCGGCGCTTGCCCGCGACGGAGAACGGCTGGCACGGATAGCCCGCAGTGACGATGTCCACCGCGCCGCGCCACGGGTGGCCGTCAAAGGTGACAACGTCGTCCCAGACAGGCGCGTGATCCAGGGCCGCGTCTTCCATCCGCGCCACGAGAGTGGCTGCGGCGAAGGTTTCCCGTTCGACATGGCCCACAGCACGATATCCGGGCAAGGCGATGGTGACGCCGAGGTCGATGCCACCGGCGCCGGAGCAGAGCGAGAGGCCGAAGAGGCATGCGTCGTCTGTTCCGTCAGGCAGGCCTGCGGAAGGTAAAGCCAGGTCATCCATCCCTCAGCGGTCTTTGGTCTTGAGATCGTCGTAGGGCGTTCCATCCCCGTCGAGGACCGCCTGCTTCCCGGTGAATTTCTGCCAGCGCTGGACGGCCACATCGACATAGGCCGGGTTCAGTTCGATGCCGAGGCAGACGCGGCCCGTGGTCTCGGCCGCGATCAGCGTGGTGCCCGATCCCATGAAGGGCTCGTAGATCGCCTGACCCGGGCTCGAATTGTTGAGGATCGGCCGACGCATGCATTCCACGGGCTTCTGGGTGCCGTGGACGGTCTTTTCGTCCTGGTCCTTGCCTGAGATATGCCAGAGCGTCGTCTGCTTGCGGTCGCCCGCCCAATGGCCCTTGCCGGACTTTCGGACGGCGTACCAGGCGGGCTCGTGCTGCCAGTGATAGTCGCCCCGACTCAGCACCAGCCGCTCCTTGGCCCAGATGATCTGGGACCGGATGGTGAAGCCCGCGACATCGAGGCTTTCTGCCACGGTCGCCGCGTGCAGTGCGCCGTGCCAGACATAGGCCACATCGCCCGGGAACAGTGCCCAGGCCTCACGCCAGTCGGCGCGGTCGTCGTTCAGCACCTTGCCAG